ATTTCAAAATTACTGTTACTTATATCTAGTTGCAAATAAAGATCCTGTAATCCAACAACATCGTTAGATTTAGGACATGCAGATAATTCAACAATGGTTTGACCATCCTTTAACTTACCAGCAAGAATATTAACTGGGTTTAAAGTAATAATTCCACTCTTATAGTTAACAGTTCCGACATTCCTTCTCACAATATTTGGTGAAGTGGAATTTGGAGTAGGTAAAGTAAAGAAGAAAAGATTACCAGTAATTCTATCTTGATTAGGAAGGTCAGAAAGATAAATATCGCTATTTATCCCACTGATTCTAAATGCTGATGATTTAATGTTATATCCATTAATATCTTTAATATAAAATTCATTACCAAACCCAATCTGGTACTCTGCAAAAGTATTTAATACACATCGCATGTCCCTTCTCATCTGAAGAGTCGTAATATTGGATGTAACTGCTTCAGAACTGTCATCAATCACTTTTAAGAACTTACTGTACTTAAATCGTGCACCATAACGATTCAATTCAGTAGATTCTGCATATTTTGTTGCATTTTGTTGAACAAGAGTTGAAACACTCTGTGCAGAAGGTGCTAAATTGCTGTTATAATAGATTTTTGAGTCAACTTCAAGATAAAGATACTTCAAATCAAGAATTTCAGGGACAATTCCTGCTACAGCATACTTTTTAAGCTTAATTTTGATATTTTCCTTAATTAAGTTAGGTAAAAAGTCTCCTGTTCGCGGTTTAATGCTAATAAAGACTTTTCCGTATTGAGGAGGAACCAAATCTTCACCTCCAAAGACAGAAATTGACTCTGTTTCAGGATAAATCTTTGCTGGAATCAATGTTTCATAATCATTTGCCGTTAAACAGCGATTTTGAGAGGCATAAACCTTTGGAGCATACTTTTTAACCGATTCTACGGTCTCAATATTCTCTCCACCTGAAGATTGTAGGTTAACAGTCAATAAAGACAGTCCTGAAGTGACTGTATAGGTGTTAGAATTACGTGTGTACTCTAAATTACCTGCAAATGTAAGATCAGTAACCCCATTTCCACTATCCCCAGCAGAAACTAGGTATTTTGCTGTAATATAGTTGCCTTCTTCAAGTGCTTTTCCAAAAATTCCATCTCCAAAGAAGATTTCATACTTTTCATCTTCAATTTCTTGTAAATAATAAACTTTTGATTCAGGTGTGATGTTAAAAAGGTTATCTTGGAAGGCATATTTGGTTTCAGTCGTCGATTGCTGATTATTTTTAACAGAAATCGTCATTAAACTGGTATCAATTCCAATATTTGGTAAAATAAATCGCTGATTTGCGTTTCGAGAGGAAAATGTGAAATTATTTGTTAAAACTGTACCTTCATATATGCTAATATCATCAAAACTTGCAATATTATCTGTTACAGGGACAGTTATATCACTAATAATAGAGAAAACGAAGGATTGGTTACCAAAAGCACCCGCTGTTGTTGCTACAGGACCTGCTTTTAGGGTTATAGATGCTGGAGAAGGTGAAATATTAGTTGTATCAACGAAAAAACTAACTGTTGAAACTGCTGCTTTACGAGATCGAGGGGTATAACCTATATTTCGTGCCAAAGAAACGACATTTTCTCTTAAAGTAGCACTATCAATGAAAACTTCGTTCGATACCATGTTGGCATTGTACGAAGTAATGTAAGTATTATATGCCAATAGATCAATTATGGTTGAAAGGTTAGACCCTTCAAAGTCATAATCTGTAAAATTGGAATTTGCTTGAAGATAATCTTTAAGTGTTATCTTAACCTGGTTAAAATCCAGGTCTGAAAAGTTGACTAATGGCATTTTACCTGGTTGCTTGCAATGCGAATTGTAATTCCTGTGGAGGAACGTCTGCTCCTATAATCTCATATGTAACAGTTACATTAAATTCATTATTATCAAAGTTTGGTTCTGCTTGAACATCCGTTAAAGCAACCCTTGGTTCGTAATTTATGATAGATTGTCTAATTTCATCTACAATAATAGTAGCACTGATGTCATCAACGTTCTGAAAAAGGGTATTTGTAATTTTAGAACCAAAATTGGGATTAAAATATTTCTCTCCGGGCAAAGTAAAGACGATATTCTTAACAGCGCGTGCAATTGCATTCTCATTTTTAAGACCAATTAGGTCATCATTCAGGGGATTTGCCTGAAATGACATACTAATGTCCTTAAAACCTCTGCTAATCCTCTCTACTGGCATCGATTATAGTAATTATACGGATTATAAGTTATTTATTAAGGATTTGGTATTAAAATTCTGCCGTTGGAATCATCTGATCATCATAATCGAGTCCTTCATAGAAATCATTATCATTAATATTCTCATAAAGGTCATTTTGAACGCGAGAATCCCTCTTTTTAGGGGTTATTTTATCATTTGCAATCTCTCGAAGCATCTTTTCATGCTGATGTGCTCCTAAATTATCCAAAAAATCATTTGATGCAGTCATCTTACTACCTCGATGTATTAAAAAAGGACTCTTGCGAGTCCCTTATATTTATTTTCCTTGTCCCCGGTACTTCTTTTTTCCATTGTTACGAGAAGTCGCGGAATATTTAGTGTGTTTCCCGTCCCCCTGACGAGTTTTCTTCGGGGTTGCCTCAACAAATGTCGAAGAACCCCATGAACCGGTTTTAGTGCGTACTGCCATAATTTAAATAATACGAGTTTTTTCGTGCCCAACGCGAATCCGAGGATCGCACCAGATATCAAATCCTTTGTCTATTGCATCTAAACAGAAGGATACGTCTTCGCCGCACATATCTTGAACAGCACCTGACTCAAAGACTTGCATCTTTGGAGCAAACCAAGGATACTCAAGTTGTTCAAATACGCCGTTCTTAATAAGAACCCATCCAAACCCAGTATAGTCTACTGTGAAAGGCTTCTTACGTTTCGAGATACTTTCGACGGTTTCGTGATTCATAACACCACCGTTCTTACGGAAGTCTTCTTCCTCTAACCAGTGTGCGACAGATGTGGTTTGCCCATCTTCTGTAGCATACCAACCACCGACAATCTCTTTCTCTTCTCCGGCACCTTCAGCAGGTAATGCAAGATCGCATAATTGCCAGAACTTGTTTGCATCAAAGACAATATCCGAGTCAATCCAAAGTTGGTAATCATACTTTAGTTTACCGTCCCAAGGTATCTGCTTCGGTCCCCTTAATACATTTGCTCCAAGACACTTACATCTTGCGAAGTTAACCATCGAGGAATAATCCTGTGAGATTTGGATAGACATACCTGCCTGAACCATATCAAAGCATAACTGCACAAAGTTCTTCAGGAAGATGTATGAACATCCACGACCTGGAAGACAGAATACAATTGTCTTTCCTTTCATTCTTGCTTTAATTGCAGCAATATCCCACTCTTCCTCTTTTTTCTTTTTAACTGGTGGAGCTGCTTTAACAGTAAATCCTTTTGCCATAAGTCCTTTTAAACCTTCAATTCAATTATAGAGTAATTATATCTATCTGTCAATAACTCGGATCTCCGGCGGGGTCATTCCAAAGAACCGAACCTCCGCCTGCTCCGATATCTGACTCAACCTTTGTAAAACTTAAATCATCTTCTGTATAATCTGTCTTCATTAACCCTACTAATGCTTTGAGTTCTGCCCATTTCTCTTTGAACTCTGATTCACTTAAACAATTATATAAACATCTATCTTTAGCATATATGTGATATATTTCTTGGTCTCCTGTTATGTTAACCGTGTATCCTGACATATTTCTATGGGGCGTTTTTTTATATATGAAAACCTATAAGGGGGGTAAAATTTTTCGCCGGATTTTTTTTTATATACCTCGGACGTACCCACTTTTGTAGGTTAGGGACTTATCGTTTTTTTAAACGGGGGCAACGCGGCGCGGCACGTTAACACAAACCGGCGACAAATACTGTGTCAATACCTATTATAAACTGTAAAACACTAAATGTCAACAACTGTATTAACACTGATTAACACTAACTGTCTTACACATTAAAAAGGCAGAGTGTTAATAACCCTGCCTTAATTACTGTTTTAATTGTTGTTACTTATAGTGGAGTAGATTGCACCTCATAAAGATCATCGAGAACGGCAAGGATTTCATTACCATTGTTTGCACTATCTAAAAGAAACTTTGCAAAGGTTTCTGATACAAACTGTGCAGAACTGTTAGTCATAATTAAGACCACTAATTAGGGTTGACAAAATAACACAATGCTTTTAAAGACTTCATGTGTTTCGGTCTCATATAGTAGGGACACTTTACTAGTCCCCC